AAATTAGCAACAGATGATAAATTTGATGCTTTCACACCAAATGGTATGTTATTTGCTGAAAAAAAAGACATAAAGCCTTGACTCTAATTCATTTATCTATTTTTTTTTACGTCATTTGGATGTAATCTGGATGTAATCTGGATGTAATCTAGGTGTAATCTCAATACCAAAAGTATATAAACATATGCTAGATATTATATCTAAAACATGACTAGTAAGATTATTAACGATTTTGTGTCAAAGGTGGATACTTCAAGAGACAATTATACTCTTGATGAGCTCAAGAAACTATTGGCAGAAGCTTTCAAATCTGCAAAAAAGAAAAAGAATACTGGAGAAAAGAAAGAACCAAGTCAGTATAATCTTTTCATTAAAGAAGCTATTCAAAAAATCAGACAAGAAGATCCTAATGTGGATAAGAAGCAATTGATGAGTTTGGCTGCTGCTAAGTGGAAAGATCATAAGGCAACATTACAAACTGCTGCGCCTGCAGCAACTTCGTAAGTAACAGCAAAAATACATATAAAAACTAACAGATATGATGAATGTAATATGTCAATGAGCACATGCACACTTGTTACAGCTTTTTATAATTTTTCTCACAAGAAGCATTCAAATAACAATTATGCTACATGGATAAAAAATTTTCTAGAAAATACAAATGCTTTTATGGTCATTTATACAGATTCAAACGAGACTGCTCAATTTCTGGCACAATATAGAAAGAATTTTGTTGAAAAAACAAAAATCATTGTAGAAGATGTTAAACATTTATATTGCCATCAATATTATGACTATTGGACAAAAGACTTGCAACGAGATCATGAGAAGTCATATCACAATCAAGAATTATATATAATATGGAACGAAAAAACAATGTTTATGTATAAGGCATATATTCTTAATTATTTCAAAACAGACTTTTACGCATGGGTTGATATAGGTATGGTAAGAGAACAAAGATATCTGGAATTGTTGGAATCTTTTCCTTCTCCAAACAGACTAGCCTCCCTAAAAAAAGATAAAGCATATATCCTTTTAATTCAAGCCTTTACTCATGAAGAGATAAATGTACAGACTCCATCAGAAATATTTAGATACAAAGACAGAATCGGAGGTGGTATGATATTATGTCATCAAGATGTTATAGAAAAATGGACATCAGAATATTACAAAATGATGAGGAGTTTCATGGAAGCTGATATGTTTGCTGGAAAAGACCAAAGTATCATGGCAAACCTCTTTGTCAAATACAAATCAGATCTTATTGAGATAGTGATACCTAAACCAATAGATTTTACAGTAATGGATAATGTCTGGTTTCATATGTTATATTTTTTATCAGATAAATATATAAGATAATGGCATTCACAATTATTGGAAGAGAATCATGTCCTTTTTGTATAGCTGCAAAAAATATGCTGCAGAACAAGAGAATATATTATGAATTTCACAGTATAGAAACATTTAATAAGAAATCAGCTTTATGGAAACTAAAGCCAAAATCTCATAGAACTGTGCCAGTAATATTTTATAATAATAAGTTTATTGGTGGTTACTCAGAGCTTTGTCAGATGCTATCATCTTAAATGCCAAAAGTTTTTTTGGGTTTTTTTCATTTTTTCTTTGACTATTTACATTACTATTTACATTTACTGCTTAATTAGTTACAATTCACGCTTGTAGAGGAACTGAAGATCCAGGACACACCTGGAGAAGTCGATATCTGTGCGGAAAGGACAGTGGAAGACAAACTTTTTGTTATGTACAATTGGAGCATTTCTCCTCTGGTATTTGAGATGCTTCATACAGCATTCATAATGGATGTGGGGTGTCGCGATAATTTGTCCAGACTCGTCATTCTTTGATGTGGTATAAGAAATTTTATCACCATCGTTGAACTTCGTCATACATACACCACATTCAGTGTATGTTTCGCTGCTGTGGCTGTTGTCGCTGCTATCGCTTCCTGATAGTGAAGGCATTTCGGGTATTTTCCATGCAGGAACTTCCTCGTGTTGTCCATAGATCATCGTATGGAAAGGGAGATTGATGAAACTCCAACTAATTTTTTTCCTCTCCATTTTCTCAATGCGCTTCAACGCACACAGGTTCATGTCTTTCCTGAACCTGGGAGGTCTGCATGATACGAAACAAAGAGCAGTCTTGAAATTCATCATATCCTTAAGAATCTGCGCAACAACCATAGCACGTTCATAGTCGCTATATTGATCAAGGATAGTTCCGGTGTTTCTGGAAAACTGCTTACCATGATTCTTAGTGATGATGAAGCCGTTGCACAGCATGTCAATGTTTCTGAAAGGAGGCTGTGAGAAACTCTGCTTCGGAATGACTATGTCCGCCCTGATAGTGATGATCTTACCTTCGTGAAGGAAAGGTACTGCTCCTACCTCAATCTGTATAATCATTTGTCTTATGCTTTCAATATTCATACCATAATATTTCCTTGCTGGTATCTTATTCAGCACCGTGACGCTCATGAACTCCTTCTTGGCCTTGACTGCTTCAATAAATTCACTAGCGTCGTCATTTGATTCAAAGCTGACGTCCATGTCATCGGGAGTAAGAAGTCGGGCTTTTGTCGCTGGCAAATAGTTAGGATCCCAGAAGCTTTCGGGTTTTGATTTGGCTCCTGTTGCGCGCACAGCTTGATAGAATTTTTCCGAGTAATATTCTGCGATATACTCATCGCGCACAAACCCGCCAAAGATGGTGCCATTGCAATCCAGCGCTATTTTTCGCAATTCCAAGAACGCAAGATGTTTTACCTTCGAGATCGTGTTTTTGGGAAGCTTTTGAACAGGGGAGGGCGTGTAGGGCCAATAGCTACAATTACCTACTTGTTGAGCCATAACTCTGAACTCACGGGAAATGTCGCTTGTCGCTTGTCGCTTGTCGCTTGTAATTCGCTTTCAAATTAGCAATTCGATTTGAAGGACCACTAATGGGTGAAAATAAAAATACATCACTATAATCATTTTTTATATAAGACTTTCATTTTTCCTTACAAATTTATTTTCATAATATATCTTGTAAATGTTCCATGATTTTTGGGAAGGATTTTAACTGGTCTTTTGTGGCTTTCATATTCGCCGTAGTACAGAATTTTTCATAGGCTCCATACAACTCATATAATAATACTGAGTATTGTTGTAAATGTTTGATATCAGTATCCAATTGATTTTCTTTTATAAATCCTTCCATATTGGAATTATCTATTTTACTTACATCAAGGTTATCATATCGCATTATGTTATAAATGATAATGTTCTTCAATAAATTATGTCTCTCATATTCTTTAATTTCTTTTTCAATCATGTCTGGTGTATAGTGTAGTATATTATTTATTTCCATAAAATCTATCAGATCTTGTTTTTTCATTTGCATTACTTCAACTGGAGTGCGCTTGTTCTGTTTCAAGAAATATAGCTCAACATCTCGATGCAAATCTTTTTTAGATATATTTCTGAGATCTATTTCAGATACATAAGATTCATCACATGGTAATAGTGCATGTTTTTTACAAACATCTAGTAACTCTTCTTTTTTCAGCTTATCAGCATTTTTTATCTTGTCGCCATTTTTCTTGTTATGGTTTTTTATCAAAGCCAACAGCTCCACTTTGTTGTATTTCTCTTCCATTTTTCAAGTGATATCTGAATGTCTGAAAAGTAGCATCATTTTTTGATTTTTGAGCTTATCATTTTTTTCTAATTGTGTAATTAGATATGACAACAGATTCCTCTAGTCCTTTAGTTTTTATATTGGATTTAGATGGGACTATTATAGGTGATTGTGCATATCAAGCTATACTTTTTAATATTGAAAATATTCTAAAAAGCAACAGTATTAAAGCAAAAGCCGACAGTATGCTATTAGATAGTTACAAGCCTGAATCTAAACTTATTCGACCATATTTTAAATATTTTATATTGACTATAAAGAAACATTTCCCTAACGCCCTATTTTATATATATACTGCATCTGAAAAGTCATGGGCGGAGAAAGAAATCAAATTAATTGAAAAAACACATGGCTTCAAATTCAATAGACCTCTATTTACACGAGAAGACTGTATTGTGGATAGTTTTGGAAATTATAGAAAATCTGTGAAAAAAATTCTACCAAGAATTGTCAAGGGTAATAAAAAGGTTAAAATTCAGCCAAACAAAATCCTTGTAATAGATAATAATGCTGTTTTTATAGATTATGCATCCAATTTCTTACAATGTCCATCTTATAATCATCTGCTTTTTTGTAGCATTTGGGACAGAGTTAAGAAAGAGTATCTACGCATAATGGAAATATACCAAATCATATCTAATCTCATAAATACAAATAAGATCTTCAAAATTCCTGAACATAGTATAAAACCAACGAATGGGAAACTCCTGGAACAGCATCATAAATGGTTGTATAAAAAGCATAAAAAAATAAATATACTTAACAAAAAATATGCTAATGACATATTCTGGAAAACACTAGCAATGGCTATAATTGACAAAAAAATGACATCATTTGAGAAACAGAATGTAGAATATCTTCAATCTTTGTTTCCTACTGACTAATGTCTTAATTGCTCTGTATCATAATTCTTATCAAGAAGCTTATATATGACTAGTGGAAGGATTTCTGTATCTGGCAATGCAAAAATAACGTTCATAAATTCTTGACTAAAATATCCTTGACCTTCTGGAAAATCTTCGTGCAATTTGAAGATGTGATTCAAACGTCTATAACACAACAAATAGAATGTTTTTTCTACCAAAAAATGCCATTTTTCCAATTGATGATGTCTTCTGGGACTTGCAATTTTGAGAAAATCATTATTTTTTATATATAGAAATTCTGTAAATCCATCAAAATAATCACCATATGTGTTGAAGAATGATGTTTCATCGAATTGATTTTTTCTGAAGTTTTCAAAAGCGTTGAAGAAATCCGGTTTTGTGAAGTGATTGGCTAAAATAAGAATTCCTTGTATTTTCACAGGAATGCGTGCTGATATTCCCCATTTTTTCATATTCTCTTTATATTCTTGCATCAATTCAGAACGTACATCAAGCAAAACACTTTGTTCTTTTCTGCTGGGATCACTGAGAATATCTTTACGAACTTTGGCAGGTATTGCTTTATAAGCTAATGACTTCAAGCTTTGAGATCTTCTGGACATGTATCTATTATATGTCTAGTAAATTTTTTTCATCTAATACAACAGCTTCCACATCAGATCCGTGTTTCCTTATATACGAAACAGTCTGAAGACAGGTATCAGCAAGATCATCTTTTTTCTTATGAGAACCAAACAGTTTTGCAAGATTCTCATCATCTTTGATATAATACTTACATATTTCAATGCTATCTTGTTTGTTCATTTTATACTTATCACGTCTATTAGTCTTCTCTGGTTTCCCAGCTTTTGCAATTACATCAGCTTTTGACGAAGGAACATATGAATGGTTTTGAAGTTTATAGACTGCATTAATAAGAATTACTTCACCCACTTTTTGGTCCCAGTGTTTCAGGAGACTGAAATAACCAAATATCATCATTTGTATGGTCTTCATAATCCCATTTAAATTTGAGGGCTGGTTTTCAATTATTACTCTGTCAATAAATTCAATACCAAGTTCCTGCAAGCTACCAACAATATTGTCAAGTTCAGCATAAACTACGTCTGATATTAAATCCATACCCTTAAAAGCCTTCTTGCTTTCTGATAAAGCAATAATACGCCAATCAACAATGGTAACTTTGTCATCTTGATGTCTTAAAATGCACAAAGCAAGATTTTTAACACCTATATCAAAGCTGACGTAAATCATTAAATAAAGTATATGCTTGTATGTTTATATGCTACTGAGCATTTAAGGAAATGCGAGAGTGCAAAGCAACGAAGTGCCTATAGCAACCGAGAGTACATATCACATAGTTTCTTTAAGTCATTCTAAAACTTTTATAAAATTCTTTCTCAGACACTGATACGTACTCTTATCAAACAACAATCGTCAATTCTTCTTTTTTCTTCATTGATTTACAACAAACACCAATTATAAGACAAGATATTGATAAGAACATCATATTTCCCATTATCACAGCAAATGATACTAAAAGATTTATTGATGTTTGATCTTCTTTACCATATATTGAACCTACAATCAACCCAGATATCAAAAGAGCTATGGCTGCAACTGAATTTATACAAACACAACATATAACAGATTTTTTGAAGTATGGATTATTTTCCATCAATTCACACACATATAATAAGAATATGCTTTATATGATTTCAAAAAAATCAAGGGGTCAAAGAGTACATATCAGTGTCTGAGAAAGAATTTTATAAAGGTTTCAGTATGGCTTAAAGAAACTATGTGATATGTACTCTCGGTTGCTATAGGCACTTCGTTGCTTTGCACTCTCATATTTCCTTAAATCCCTAAAGCAATTATATTCTGAACATATTATAGATAAAATGCAGAGTCATCTGGAAGTATGGTTGCATATAATTGCTATTATTTTAGTTCTATCTTTTGCTTCTGTTCATAGTATTTATATTATTATGTGCAAAGGAATGCCTGTCATAGCAAAGATGATTGCAATAATTATATTGATTGCCATATTCTATTTAGCTGTAAATAGAAATGTATATCTACCGTTCTTGGGATACTGTGCAATGCCACCAAGTTTATTCGCGGATGAAAAGAGACCTGCAAATGCTCATGATACACTTGTTTTAGAGTTTGATGATGATGTCCCATGTGGAACAAGAGTTATATATTGGGGAGCGATGCAAAGCAAGGACAAAAATGTAATAAAAGCTGATCCTTTTGAAGCGTATGGTAATTATTTGAACTCAGGTATTGCCATAGTGAAGGCCAAAAAGGCTACAATTCATTATTTATGTCCTGATAAATATCGTGTAGGAGGTAGCACAGTTGATAGACATATTCATTACAGACTTGTCAAACCAAATAGCCCTATTATCAGCCCAGTATATACCAAGTATGTCAAATGCTAATTCAGCAAANNTTCAGCAAAGCTGTCAAATGCTGATTCGGCAAAGCTACCAAGTTGCTAATCTATTCAAGTATATTCAGCCTATCGTTTATATTTTTGCTACATGATTGAATAGCATTTACAATGTATGTTTTGAGGTATTTTGGGATTTGCTTCAGCTTATTATTGATATCATTGCAGAATTCCTCGCTTTTGTTCATAACAGTATGTAGGAAAAGCTTAGTTTTATGAATATCTTTTAAGATATTTTCCAGCATTAGATTGATATAGATATATATTAGACATATACCAATCGCCTTTATTTTTATGTTAGATTGCTTATAAATGAAGTCCATGATAATTTTGACAGAATTTAAATAATGTGTTGTTTTGATACTCTTTATGTTATCAAAAGCAATTATGACACGCCTATATTTTCTGGCCTGCATATGATAAATCATCTGGTACATGTCAAATATGTCTATGTTATATTTCATTAAATAAGCAGTTTCATTATAGATAAAGAGTATATCAAGATATGATTCACATGTCTTCTTTTTCGTGTAACCATATTTTTTGTTCAACATTTCCAAGCAATATGTCCTCAACATACTGTCGGGAAAATAGCTTGTAAGAAAGCCAGAATAGCAAATTATTTTGCAAGTGTTTTCTATTTTTTCTCTATCATATTCTCTTGACTTCTTTAGTATAGGTTCTTTGATTGAACTCTGAATCATAATATGACTATTACAAAGTACATTCATATATTCATCTTTATCATCAAATTCTCTGTAAGCTTTTACTACAGGATTTTTTGCAATACATATATCTCTTATCGAGTGAAAAGCTTTGCATGTGCTTGTAAAAGCTATGATAGATTCCAATGGCAAACTATCGAGAATACTGCAGACAATATTTTCATCAATTGCGTTGATGCTCATCGTTGGATGATAACAATAACATACTTTTTATTTGTCATATTTTTATTTTTTTCCAAATATATGGTAACAAATGTATTTTTTGGCTAAAATAAATTTGTATGAAAAATCCAGAAAAATGAGAAAAAATGATTGTTAGCATTGACAAAAATGTTCCACTATCACAGATAGTATCCAAAGCGAATTGCAAAGGATCCCCCGAACGAGAACCCAACTATCCTCAAACTCCCAACAATGACTGCCATCACTGCTGAGATCATCAATGAGTTCGTCGAGCAGATTGACACAGAAAAGGAATACGACCTCAAGGAAATGAAGCAGATTCTGTCTGACGTCTATAAGGCAAAGACACAGAAACCCAAAGCTATCAAAGAAGCCAAGCCAACCAAGGCACCCAAGACTGTAACTACTGAGTCTGACTCAGATGACGACGACAAGCCCAAGAAGCGCGGACGTCCTGTCAAGGTTCGTCTTGACAAGGATGGCAACGAGAAGGCCAAACGCGCTCCATCTGGCTACAATATCTATATGGGACAGCGCATCAAGGTCCTCAAGATCGAGCAGCCTGATACTCCCGCCAAGGAACTGCTCAAGATCGCTGCTTCTGAATGGAAGACACTCGACAAGGCCACACAGGAACAGTACAAAGCCCAGAATGACCAGGTCTAAATAGTGTAAGCGATGTAAGTGATGTAAATAATACATAATTCAAAAAAATTAAAAAAAAGCCATTTTTTGGCATTTAATTTTATCCATTATAAATATACAAATACAATGGTATCCATTGAACAATTGAGAGGACCCAAGATATGGAACATGGCTTTGTTTGATTTGATCAGCACATTGATATGTGCTTGGATAGTACATTCCTTACTATGGTTCTATCCTTTAGAAAATGTTCCCAATCGATCTTGGGTACAGTACCTTGCTTCATTGTCACTTATCTTTGTAATGTTTGTAGCTTTAGGTGTAATATTTCATAGAATTTTTGGAATTCGGTCAGCATTGTCAGCATATCTTGGCTTCAATCTGATGCCTTCTCGGAAATAATCTGATCAGATATCAACAAAGCATTATAGATTGCTTCATCCATATTAAAATATTTATAGTTGGCCAGTCTCCCAATAAATAATACATTTTTTTCTTTATCAGCAAGCTCTTTATACTTGCTATATAGTTCTTGATTTCTCTTTGTAGGAACAGGATAATAGGGATCACCATGATCATTACTAAATTCTTTAAATATGATGGTATGATCTGATTTTTGATTTAGCATATGTTTGTATTCTGAAATTCGTGTAAAAGGGTATTTGGCTTCAGGATAATTTACCTGAGAATTAGGTTGGTAATAATTCATATTTTTATATACCTCTGTCACAAATTCAACACTTCTATATTCTAATTTGTCCATGTCCTCGCGTTCAAAATATTTATCAACAGGTCCCGTGTAAATAATTTTTTTATACTGAGACAGATCATGTGTCTTCTTAAAATCCTGGAAATCCGTGTTTAATTGACATGTGATCAAATCATTAGTAATAAGTTGTTGCACAAAATGTGTGTAGCCTTGTTTTGGTAATACCTGATATTTGTCTGAAAAATATCTTATATCATGATTTTTACGAACTGGAATTCGCTGTAATACAGATTTGTCAAGTTCAGCAGGATATTTAGCCCACTGTTTGAATGTATATTCTTTGATCATTTTGTCATATAATTCTTGTCCGACACGAGAAAGCGCCATTTCTTCACTATTTGTGATTTCATCAAATTTCACCTGATTTGCGTCAAGCCATTCTTGCATTTCCTCTTCATTTTGTATGTTTTTGTTACATAATGCATTAACCGTGTTTATATTAATAGGCATATTCACAAATTTGTCATCTACATATGATAATACCTTGTGATCCCATCTCTGCCAGTCTATTCCAAATTGATTGATATATTCCCATACTCTTTCATTGTTCGTGTGAAAGAAATGTGGTCCATATTTACTACAAAGAATGCCAGTTTCTTCATCAATATAATCGTAACAATTTCCAGCAATATGATCAGATTTCTCAATAATCAACACTTGTTCCTTAAGTACTCTAGCAATTCTTTCGGCAACTACAGCACCTGATAGACCGCAACCAACAACTAAATACATATATTCATGGATACAGTCAAGACCTTTATATCATGGATCAAATATAAACTGATGCATTCTTTCCAACGCCCAGACTTCAATAGGTGCTATGGAATATTCTAACATTTGCACTATTTTCAAATAGAATTCTTTGGGTCTGCTTAATATTGCTTTTTTACTCACAATAAATAATGCCCCGTGTCCAAATTCAAAGTCTTGTTTGAATGGTTCTTTATCAAAAACATATCTATATACATTTGCCAACTGTAATCCGTGATGACATGGGCAACCAGTGATTACACCCTTGAAGATTTAAAATGGCACACAATATTTATTTTTTATTTGTTTCAATAAAATATAAAAAATGATAATGTATGTGTGATATTATTTATACACATATCAGTATAATGGTATATTATACTAATGTTATCTTCAAAAATCGAAAGATATATTTTGATGTAACTGATAATGAAAATCATAGAGTACTAGCATCAGAAGATATCAAAGCAGGTGAAATACTTTTCATAGAGCAATTAGCAAGCAACGAAAGTTCAAGTAAGATAATTAGTTATGTTAAACATAATAAAGAGTTATTTGACAATCTATATCCAAGACCAAGAACATATGAATATGAAGATAGAGTAAAAGGTTCAGCTACAGAAAAAGAGGTTGAAAAATTGGCAACTCAAAAAGTTCAAAAAAATGTATTTAATATCACAATTAATAGTGCAGGAGAATATTATGCTATTGGTGTCTATGTTTCCAAATTTAATCATAATAAATTTCCTAATACTTGTATGTGTATTGAGAATATAGATTATATAAAAGATACAAGAAAACAGTTATGCTTTGTAGCTATTTTAGCAAATAAAGACATACAATCAGGATGTGAAATTACAATCAATTATGGTAAAGGATACTTTGATGAAACAGAAGGTTGTCAAATACGACAAAAACTTGATAATATAGATATCACAGTTAAAAATATTCTAAACAAATATATGGATAAACCAGTATTTCATCAAGTATATAATAATTTAGCGTTAGCAGATTGTGAATGTATTTATCGTTATGATAATGAACGTATATTTATAGCTAAATAACAAAATGAAAAAAATAATATAAGAATATCTTTGTATTATCATACAATAGTTATGACAATATATCTATTCAGCATCAAAAATGTTATGAAGTTCTATTATTTGTAAGATAGGCGTAGGTGGTTATAAGAACCTTATTTTCTGCGTTTATCTTGTTTATTATAAATCTTCAGATACATTACACGATGTATCCAACCATAATTTATAGGTATCAAAATGTTTTGATACTTCCTTGAAGACACAGAGTAATAAACTTGTATGAATATTTTTTTACAGAACTTTGTGCCATTTTAAATCTTCAAGGGTGTAAATTAGCATATGAAAAACCACCAGTTAGAAATTTAAAATTTTTGTTGTATTCATCACTGTTGATAATAGTTTCCAATTCTTTGATTATGTCAGGATTATGAAAAAAAGGATCGCCTTGTAAAAATGCAGTAAAATCCTCCAAATTATCATAATTGTCGTATATATATTTATAATACGTGTGGCCTTCTCTTCCTACATTTGGTAATATTATTGGATTATATTCATTCACATCTGATTTTCCTTTATTGTAAATGACTACATCTGAAAATTGTTTTGTCCATTCTATATTTTCATTATATCTTGCTACTACAAGCTTTACATGTACCATAAAATAAAAATATATATTTTGCTTTATATATTTATTCCAAATAATTAATATTTAAATTATTTATCTGAGCATTCATGATGCTTCTCAAAAACTCTGATACTACAAGAGTTTTTACAGAATCATATCTACTTATATAAGCCGCCCACAAACTAAAATAAGGTTCTGATTTATTGATAATATTATGTTTGAAGAACGACAACAAGATGAACCGAATATATGGATTTTCTTCCCAACAAATATATATCTTGTGAGTATCGTTAAAGAGTTGTTTTAGCAAAGACTTATCGGGCTCTTGTGGAACAAACAAAACAACGTTCTTTTTGTTCATTAATATTATTGATTTCATATAATATGATAGTTGATTGTCAGAATCATAATAAATTGATACCATATCATCATCAGAGCATGTGTCAAAATACTTTTTAATCTCATTATATTTGTTGTAAGCAGCATACATATAATCCTCATTTGCATATATCACTTCTCTCATGAATTCCAAAGTTGCCTCGGTGTGAGGACGAAAATTTATGAATTTACCTTCAAGCAATATATTAATTCCGAATGGAATTATCTTGAATGTTTCCTGATTATCTTTAATCACATGATAATCTTCAATTAAAATTTCATCAAACAATTTACATTCTCTAATGAAATCATTTTGATTTGGTATTGTTATAATCTTTTGATATGCATCAGAATAGCATTTTAATGCAGCAAGCTGAAATAACTGCTGATCAAAATGTTTCGATAACACAGTGCTAATATATGTCTTATTGAAAGGCATTTAATATTTTATCTGTTGATATAGACTAATTCTTATGTTGTTTTTGCGTATAAATTCGTAGTTTTGGCGAAGCTTTGCGTCTCTTCAATAAATAAATATATAAACACAATTAATAAAAGATTATATAGTCTATTGAAATGTCTCATTCCTTTGGTAAATCGCCATTTTCATTTAATCCTCCATCAACAAATAAATTCAACAGCTCTAAATTCAATAATAAGGATATGCTCTTTAATAAAAAGAAGATTAGTTCAGATGTTCTTTCAATGAGTTCAGCATCTTCTAGTGCATCATCAGTATCTTCTGGATCATCTGTATCTGATGATACTTCACAAACAGCATCTGATGCAGGATCTCAGAAATATGATAACAATAAATATAAGTTTGAAGAATCATCACAGAAGAGTTATGATGAAAGCCAAGATAGCGATGACAGTGATGCAAATGAAGATGATGATGAAGTAGGAAGCCAAATTGCTGCAGATATAGCAGATGATAGCAAATATAACAAGTATGAAAGCATCAAGCGAGACAAAAAACAAAGCATGATGGATCAATTGAATCAAAAACGAGAGATTTTATATCAGATGGATCGCTTAGAATCAAAAGGCTATAGGCTTCCTTTCAAATTCAATATGGAGTCTGACTTAGCTGAGATGCAAGCCGAATATAACAAGCTTATTAGAGAAAAGGATATTGATGCTAGCATTCGCTTTCAACGTAAGATGCTTATGGCATTTGTAACAGGAACAGAGTTCTTGAATCAGAAATATGATCCATTTGCTATCAGGCTGGAAGGATGGTCAGAGCAGATTCATGAAAATATTACAGATTATGATGACATTTTTGAGGAACTACATGCTAAATACAAATCAACAGGTAAGAAGATGTCACCTGAATTGCGCCTTTTCATTTCACTATCAGGAAGTGCATTTATGTTCCATTTGACAAGCAGAATGTTCAAAGAAAGTCCATTGCCGAATGTTGAACAAGTCTTGAAGTCTAATCCAGAACTTATGAAGCAATTTCAGCAAGCAGCAGCCAAACAATATATTATGGGTAACCCCGAACCACAAGCAGCTAATTCTCAGACTGGCATGGGAGGAATGGGGGGTATGGGAAATGGGCTCTTTGGAATGGTAAGTAACCTATTTAACAATATAGGAGGAGGTCCATCGCGACCTCAAATGTATCGTGATGATGATGAAATGAGTACATCATCTATGACAAAAAGAGCTTATAACAGGGTAGCACCACCCAAACAAGCAAGTGATCCACGAAGAGATATAGACAGTATTATCAATAATGTGCATAGCAAGATTTCATTCGATCATGAACAAAATAATATTGAGACTCTTTCTGTAAGCGACGAAGAGATCACATCAATTATAGAAGACACTGCAGATATTAAAATTCTGCGAAATGGCAAAAATAATAAAAATACTAGAACACTAAATCTTTAGATTCATTTCTTTGTCTTAACCATTTTTTTCAATGCTTTTGTAGATTGTGATCCAATCTTTGAAACCATTTTGCTAGCTGACTTTAGTTTTGAAGGGACAGACTTAATAGACTCATACGGGTTCTTGACTGCTGTTGCAACCTCTTTCTCAAAGCCATCCATATTTTGCACAACGACTGCAACAGAATTAACGAGAATTGGCAAAATAATGATTACAAGCAAGATAAGGAAGAGAATTACAATTTCAATAATTGAACCAGCCATAATAAGGCTTCTTCTGTAATCTTCAGAGCACTTGCATTTTTCATTGATGAGATATCTAGTATAGTCCAAGATCATATAGAAATAGACTATCGCAACAATGTAGAAGATGAATTTTACGAAAGCAAACAAGCCTGCTACCACATTGCCAAATGCATTGATGATGAATGACATAGGCACAAAGGTAATAATGAGCAAGAAGATCAATGCAAAGATGCTGAAGTTCTTGATAAAGTCTCTATTAGGATGCTTAGCACATGCACAGGCTGTTTCTTCGAGTTTGGTAATGTATGTATAAACTGCGATCAACAGTAAAAATATAAATAAATTCAGAACAAAATTACCTATATATCCCACTGTTATAACTTCCATTATTCGTATTATCTAATATAAGAATGGAAAAAAAAGAAAGCTTATTGCAAATCGAGAATATTAAGGATCATAAATCTAGACGATGACTCAAAATCGTTTAAATTCAGTGTGCTTAATTTCTGAATAAATGTTTTATTCGGATATATTTTCAGTATCATGTGAATTTGTTCCAAGGAATAATCTACTATGTGTTTTAATTTTTTATCATTTTTATATTTTGTAAATATATCATAAAATGAATCTAAAAGGCTATCAAAGTTTTTATGAATGCACCCCCATGCTTTGTTCATATTTGTTATTTCCTTTTTCCATTTGACGTAGTCACAATACATATCATATACATTCTCGTCAGATGCTAGAATATTATTTTCAATGGCATATGCGGGTGGCAACCATACTTGATCTTTCATATACTTGCCCCAATATTCTTGTGTTTTATTATCATCATAGAGTTTCAATAAATCTATGTACAATTCGTCAGGTGACTTTTTAATGAAATCCCATATAATAATATAAAAATCGTCTTTTAATTTATCATTTGCAGTTTTTATAATTTCTTTTATTTTTGGATATAAATTGTTTTTATTATTTTGCGTTAATTTGTTCAGATGACCAATGAATACTTTTTTTTGTTTCCCTTCTTCTGAAAAATCAGTACTTATTATATAAAGTCTATTATGCGGTTTTGATATTTCCCTTAGCTTTGTATGATTATATTTTTTATCATATTTATCAGTCCTATCGGACCTGTCATTATATTTGTCGGACCTGTCGGACCTCTCGTACCTCTCGTACCTGTCGGACCTGTCGGACCTATCGGACCTGTCAGACCTGTCAGACCTGTCAGACCTGTCAGACCACTTCTTTTCTTGCCATGAGTGATAATAAGATTCATAAGTTGTGTGAAAACATTTATAGCTGTATATTTCTGACTTTTTCTTGGTTAGAATACCTGGAATATTTTCTATAGTTATGTTATCATAATATTTCTTAAAAACAGGAATATCTATTTTTATAATGTCTTCATAATCATGTTCTTCTGACATTATAGTTCAAATAATTCGCTAAACTCTTATATGGTATATAAGAATTTGACATATATCATATGATATCTAGCATTCATATCATAACTAGAATATTATGTCCGTATCATTGTCTAATTTTGTACAGCATATTGAAGAAAATATTTATAAGAAATCTCTTATTTACCGATCAATCATCGTTGCTAAAAATCAGAAGGAATGTAACATTTTGAAGAGGCAACTAGAAAACAAAGATTACAGTGCTATTATAGTAGATCATATCGAAGATGATATAAACTACAATGATATTGATAATCGGATTGTTATCATGAGCTTTGAAAAATTTAAATTATTTATTGAGCATCTTGATAGATTTGAAGGAGGTATTCTTGAATCAACATATAATTTTATAGCATTCAGTTATTATATTGACGATAAGATTGTAGAAGATCTGGTATCATATTATATCAGAAAAACAAATAATAATATTAATAATACGATAATTTTAGAAAAAAATTATGCCAATTTCCTTTATTTTCAGCAGTGCATGTGCTAAATTTTTATATTAGCGATAAGTAGAAGAATGGCAACAAAGAGCAAGAAACTAGGATTATCAAAAAATTTCTGGACCTATACATTTTACGCAGTTCTTGCGCTAGCTGTCATATTACTTACTGTAATGTTATTTGGAAAACCAATTGAAAGATTCACCAATGGTGGTAGCAGCAAATCCAAGGGTTCTAAAGGTTCTACAAAGACTCTAGAATATTTCTATATGCCATCATGTCCTCATTGCAAGGATTTCAACCCAGTCTGGGATGAAGTAACATCAAAGATTTCAGAAGAAGATGTCGCTGTGCGCACACAAAAACTTAATCTTCTTGAAGATGGCGAAGAGCATGGAAAGAAATACAATGTAAATGCTGCTCCAACTATCCTACTTATCACAGATGATGGTGATGTAAAGGAATACAAAGGACCTCGTGAAGCTGATGCCATTATGTCTTTTATCAAAGATAACTAATTATTTTTATTTCGAATTACAAGATAAAAATTATTTGTTGTATATTATAAACATGCCTCCTCAAATTTCTATATCAGAATTATATTCAATCAAGAACAAGAAAGACAAAATAAAGACAAATACATTTAATATAATTATAGAAAAATGCCATGCAAAAATAAAGAATATAGCGGCTCAAGGTGGTATGAATGTCTTCTATGAAATTCCTTACGTAATGATAGGATATCCATTATATCAAATTAACGAATGCATAGAATATGTTGTGAATTCCTTACGAAATAATGGATTACTTGTTCAAATATTACCACATCCGAATCAAACTACTCTTTATATTTCATGGAAGCCAGCCGATGTATCTGTTAAAAAACAACTTACGTCATCTGTTAAAGATACTCCCTTTGTAAAGAAGACATTTATGTAATTCTGTTGTTTGCTCAGAGTGACAGATACATCATGTTTCAATATAAATTTCTGTTTTTTCTTGAATTCTTTATTTTTCTTAAATCTCTCTATAAATAATACAAACTCCCTAAGAGCTTTGGAAGAAACCTGATTATATTCTCCAAAAAACTGTTGAAACTTTTGGTATTCGAATATCTGTTTCCAGATGCTTTCAACTGTTATCAATTCTTCAATGTCAAATACACCAGATGCACTACTCCCATTCCCAAATTTGAACTTATTTACAATACTTGATATAACGTAATTATTAATTACAGAATATGATGATTGAAGATAATCTTTTAGGGCAAAAAACGACATCATAATGTCACCATTTATATTTTGCAACGCTGGTAATATGATGTCTCTTATCTTCCCTCTATTGGACCATGATGGCGTGCTATTCTTCAGGAATGGTATGTGCTGTTGAAGTGCAAAGTCAATAATATCTGACTTCCTTATATCCAACATAGGTCGCCAGAATTGAATACCACTTGCAAATGATATTTTTGACATACCACACAAATTGTCATAGCCTGATTTAGAGCTGATGTTTGTAATTATATTTTCAAAACAATCATCCATATTATGCCCCAGTACAACCAAAGTATTTTCCATGCTATGTGAAGACACTGCAGCAGTTTGTCTGTATGTGTCAAAACGAATATCTTTTGTAACAGCCTCGTATAAACTACGAAGGCCTTGGTGATGACAATCATTTCTAGTAATTTCGTGTATAGTCCTTGTGTATAATTTGACATTCAATACATTGCAAAATTTGCGGACAAAACTCATTTCATCAACACTGTCCTCTTTATTATTATAATTTATATGCACAGCAATCAAGTTCTTATCAGATAAATGTTTCAACAGATATAAACATACACAACTATCAACGCCACCAGACAATGATACTACTATATTTTTATCATTTATAGCGGGTAATTCTTTAGCAAAAGCTGCGACAATGTTCTGTGTTTTATCAATTTCGGATGAAATAGATTCATATGGTGAGTTATGTAAGACGTGTGCATAGATTTCCCATAGATTACAAGAGTTACTGTAAGCTATGTGCTTGGAATCTTGTTGTTTCAGCTGAAGTTGCGTATTGATAGCATATACATCTTCAAGCGATTTTTTCAAAAACCTTTTATATATATTTTTTTCATCTGCATACGTGTCTATACTGTTATGCTTTTCTATGATAAACTTCAACATGCTATTCATTCTATTGATGTCCTTGATATGTCTGAATGGCAACAAGACAAAACACCATTCATTTGCTGAAATAAACTTATAAACTTCAGCTTCTGTCATAAAGGACATTGCAATTTTGGACGCTGTTCTGGAATATCTATAGATTTGCATAGTATCAATATATTGAACCCTTTTATGATGTCTAGGAATTTGATCAAGTGCTATAATAGCACCAATTTGAACTTCAGCAGGTTCTTGTGCCAATTCATCATTATATTCTTTAATATCTTTGATGTGTTTGAAATATTTGTTTGATAAATATGTATCATATTCTTCCTTTTTGTCAAACCAATAGCGCTTATTTGCAAACCATTCGGAATGCAGTTCTTTGAATACTTCTATTAATTCTAACATCAATAATCATTATATAAACATAATAAATTTTTATATATATTTGTGAAAGAACATAAAAAATGATTATATTTGTATTAAATAACACACAACAGCACGCGCAATCATGCAATTCATATCAAGCAATACATCTTCAATCAATGCTTACATTGACGGATCATGCATCAATAATGGTTATAAAAATGCCAAAGCTGGATATGCAGTATTCTTTGGAGATAATGATACCAGAAATGAATACAAGCGAGTTGAAGGAAAGCAAAGCAACAATACTGGAGAACTGACTGCATTTATCAGATGCTTGCAGATCTTGGAAAAAGAAATTCAAGAGAATAAATCAATCAATATCTATACAGATTCTGAATATGTCATCAAATGTGCTACAACTTATGGGAGCAAGTTGCATGCAAAAAATTGGCAAAGTAAATCCGATGTTCCTAACATAGAGCTAGTACAGGAAGCTTACACACTATTTTCTAGTGCAAAGTGTGTCAAGCTCCATTACATTGAAGCACATACGAATAAAGATGATAGGCATTCAAAGGGAAATGCAGAAGCTGATAGATTGGCAAAATTAGCTATTGGTGTTACAGAATCTAAAGCCAAACCAGATGTAATAATTTTGAATTGGATTACATTTGATACAAAGGATGCAGCAAAAGCACTTGGTGCTAAATGGAATCAGAAGTCTAAAGTATGGTATGTCGATGCAAATACGCCAGAAGAGATTATTGAAGACCTAAAGAAACTTCAGTCACCATTACCGTCTGTGAAAGGAGCATTCCCTTTTCGCGATGTTAAAAAGACATTTATTAAGATAAATTATTCACAAAAAGATGCAGCGAAAAAACTTGGAGCAAGATGGGATGCTAATATGAAATCATGGTATTATATTGATGATGAAGTATCAGAGGAAAACAAAAATAAGCTCAATGCGTTTAAATAGCCTATTTAATTGCGTTTGTATATATTAAACTATGGCAGGTGAATACCTGTGTATCCCCTATAAAAGAAATACGAGAAACAAAAATTTGTATAATTGTGATGCCAACATAAGTAACGGGAGTAACGGAAGTAACGGAAGTANNCGGAAGTAACGGAAGTAACGGATGTAACAGAAGCAAAACTAGTAATTGTAAAAAAAAATCACAATCACCTGTTAAAAAGATTTCCAAAGTAAAATGCAAGGTTTGTAATAAGCTTTTTCAAAATGATAGAGCACTTAGAATACATTTAACAAAAATGAAACATTGGGAAAAACCAGAATTGAGAAGAGAATCTCAACAATCTGACGCACCTTTACAAAAACAAGATACTCCATCTATATCAAGTTCTAATTTTAGATCTCCGCGTCTGAAAAGAAACTCTCCAAAACAGGCAGCTGCAAGAAATTCAGGAAGCAAAGATTCATATAAATCATTATCTTCGTCTTCTTCATATAGATCAGATGTGTCTTTCAAATTATGGCCAGATGACGATAAAAAGGGAAAAAGAAAAAGAAGTTCGTCGCATACACCTCCTCAAAACAAACGAGCTAAATAGGTGAGAAATTTTCTATTGTTGCTGTAAAAGCTTCCGGGACATTTGATGATTCATTGCTTTTGTACTTTGGTCTCACTTCTACTGGAGGAGGCATTTGTTCTGATACATTGTTCAGATCCATATAAGTATCTGATGAATCAAACCCACCAATAGCATTTCCTCCTTGCTGGACTGGCTGTGAAGGTTGTACTGGCAATCTTGGAGTATCTTCTTCTACATTTTTGAAATGTTGAACTAGTTGCATGGGTTGCATGGGTTGTATCGGCTGAATTGGCTGCATAGGTTGAACGGGTTGCATAGGTTGAACGGGTTGCATGGGTTCAGAGAACATTTCATTGAATTGTTTATTATTATTTTTTTCACTATAATGTTCTCTGATTATATTCTGAGCTATGATTTCAGCATCATCCTTTGAGATTTTTCTGGATTGTTGCGTAGCATTTACTTTGTCAATTGCCTTCTTGTAAGAAAACATTGACATAATAGTCATAATAATCAGAATAAAGCAATAAACTACAATCATTATCGCAACAAACCATGCAAACATATTACATGGATTCCATGAATTCTTTTTAGCACCAGTAACAATACAAGTCAATTCAAAGAGAGAAACCATCACAGGAAAGATTGACATTATAATAATGAAACCTATGACAGCAACCCTATTGCCTAAAGTAATTTCAGTATTTGTAATTAAAATAGCTACGCATAAAACTAGGATTGCTGCAAAAATAGCCATGGCAGCGTATTTGGATTGGGCAGTACCAATGAAGTAGTCTAAAAAGGCCATTGTTATTTATTAATCTCTATCTATATCAATACTAAGAAAAATAAAAACTGATAAACATATAAAACTTTAACAGCAACAGATATTAAAACAGCATGGGGATTCCTTATTATTTTTACACATTGACAAAAATTTATCCCAATATTGTCTCTCATTCACTTCCTCTTAATCCTGATATATATTGCATGGACTTTAATGGTGTGATACATCCTATATGTGCAAATGAAACTGATGAAGACCAAATGATAGAAAAATTATATCAAAAAATTATAACTGATATAACTACATTGCAACCCAAGAAGTTGATACTGTGCATTGATGGTGTTGTTCCCTTGGCCAAAATGATTCAACAGAGAAAACGCAGATACCTTTCAGTACTGCGAAATAAAATAGATAATGTGCAAATAAAATGGGATACAAATGCTATTACACCTGGAACACAATTTATGAAGAAGTTGAACACCTATTTAAAAAAGAAGTTCAGATATAATACTCATGACATTAATATTTTCTTCAGCGGCAGTGATGAGTATGGCGAAGGAGAACATAAGATTTTCACCCAATTGCAATCTGAACCTCAAGAACATTCAGTTATCATTCATGGATTAGATGCAGATCTCATCATACTATGTCTTATGAGTCATAAAAAGAATATCTATTTGCTCCGTGAAGCATCTGGAAATAATAACAAACACCAACATGCTTCCCATAACACATTCTTAAATATAGATAATCTTAGGATAGCTATTATAAAAGAATTGACAAAGAAATGGAACATCATCCTGCAAGATCCAAATGATATGTATTCAAAAGAAGCACAAGATGTCATAGAGAGCTATTGTGTAATGTGTTCTCTGCTAGGAAATGACTTTATACCACATCTTCTGACGCTTAATTTGAAAGCAGATGGTTTAGAAAAACTCATCACATATACTGGAATATCATATAGAACGAATGGACTACTTGTACAAAATTCTGTGATAAACTACATGGCATTATCAGACATCCTACAAAATATTGCTAAGACCGAAGACAAAGACATTTATACTATTACTGAGAAATACATCAAATCATCGGCAAATCATCATACACACGCACGGCATGCCACACAGGCTGCAAGCGAATATTATGCAATCAAAAATAAAGACAGTCTGGCTGAAAAAATATATACAAATATTGGAAAATGGCGACAGCATTATTATAAGCATCTGTTCAATACTAACATTGCAATAGATTCATCTGTCATTACCAGTGCCTGCCAACAATACATCACAGGAATATATTGGACTTTCGCATATTATAAGAAACTACATTATGATAACACATGGTATTATCCATATGAATATCCTCCTACTTTGCGAGATATTGCTAATTATACTCTTGGTAATACTTCTCCAATTATGGAAGGTAAGACAGTTGCATATGATACCACAATACAGCTTCTTATAGTCTTACCAGTTGAAAGCAAGGTATTAATGGAAGAAAAATATCAAAAGTATATGGAAGATATCAAACATGGTCTATATCATTTGTATCCTAGACAATACCATATTCACACATATCTGAAAACACATTTATGGGAATGTGCGCCAAAATTGCCCATAATCAACATTGATTATATCAAAAAAATTACAACCATATAAACTAAAGACACATAGATATTAATAACTGTGTTTATGAAAAAAAAGAAAGATGATGAAACTGAAAAAAAATCTTACATAAGACCTCAGACATGTAGGAATTGTGGTATTAATGGGCATTTGTATAAAGATTGTATTCATCCTATTATGAGTTTTGGCATTATTTGTTATAAAATTGATGAACCTCAAAATTTGAAATATCTGATGATACAGAGGAAGGATAGTCTTTCATTTATGGAATTTATTCGTGGAAAATATAATATAAATGATGTGATGTATATCCGACAATTGATTTCATCTATGACGTCAAATGAGAAGAATTTATTGGTTAAAAAACATTTTGATGAAATATGGAATTATGCATGGTATCAAAGCAATACTTCAAATATAAAGCATACTGCTGAATATATGGAATCCAAGAATAAATTTGAATATCTTAATAACAATAATATTTTATCAAGTATTATAAATAATCTGGTCACTGTAATTGATCAGGAACAGGAATGGGGATTTCCAAAAGGTAGAAGGAAGCTCAAAGAGAATGATCTTGATTGTGCTATTCGTGAATTCTGTGAAGAAACGCGTCTGACACCGGATGATATACAGATTATTTCAGATATATTACCATTTGAAGAAATATTTTTTGGTACAAATAATGTTCTCTATAAGCATACGTATTATATAGCAAAAATAAAAAATAATGATGTGTGCTTGGAAATAGATCAGAATTGTTTAGAGCAAGTTAGAGAAGTTAGAGCTGTCAATTGGTTTTCTTTCGAAGACGTTTTGAAACATATCAAATCATATAATATAGAAAGACATCAGATAATTCAAAAGACCCATAAAATCATCAAAAATCACGAAATGATCTTGTAATATAATAGAGATATACATGCCTCCATTGTTGAAGAGGGATCTGACAAAAGAAGATTGTGAGAAATGGAAAGCTGCGAAAAAGAAGAATCCAAGCAACCCAAAGAATCCTATCTCAAATTATAAAGTATCTTCAAAGTCGGCAATATATGAAGAGTTGAATGCAAAATGTGCTGTGTTTGATACATCATCCACACCAAGTCCTAATATATCTTATGTGAAGCTACCGCTGAAAGACATGATAACAAAAGAGAAATGTGAAGTATGGATTAAGAACAAAGAAGCTGATCCTCTTAAACCAAAGAACCCTATAACAAATTATAGAATATCTCCTAAATCTGTCATATACAAAGAACTTGATAAGTATTGTTTAGAATTATTTGATATTGGTAAAAAGCAAAAACCTGTTCAAAATCCATCTCCAAAATCAAATAAATCATCCACATCATTATTATCAGACCAGAGCCCCAAACCTAAGTCAAACAAGTCAAACAAATTGCTTTCTAGAAAACTTAATTTGGAAGATTGTCTAAAATGGACTAAAAACAAAATGAAGAATCCTATATCAAATTATACATTATCAGAAAAGAGTGACAAGTTAAAAGAAATCAAAAGACAATGTGAGCCTTTATTGCAACCCCAAAACAAGATAGTTACAAAAGAGACTTCGCCTACTGATTCTATACATATACCCGAACCAATCATTAAAATAGAGCCACGTCATTCCCCGAAAAAAGATGTAAATGAGTCCCATTTGTATTATCCTGACTTAGAAGATGAACATTTCTCTGAGAGACTTTCTCAATTGCAAGAATATTATTTGTATAAACAACCAGAGTATGATGTCATAAGATCTAAAGAAGATTTTGAGGTAACTGCTAATAAATTATGTGGTGAGTTTGAAAAAACTTTATATCAATATTTCGTAAGTCATTATATTTCAGCAAGAACACCATATAGAAGTCTTCTACTATATCATGGAGTTGGTGTAGGAAAAACATGTTCAGCTATCACGATAGCCGAGGGATTCCTCGTGTCTCATAGTGCATATGAAGAACCCAAAATATGGGTCGTAATGCCTTTGGCATTAAAAAATAGTTTTAAGGAACAGATTTTTAGCTTACAGAACTTGGATAATTATGATTTTTTGGCTAATCAATGTACAGGAGATTTGTATATCAAACTTGCTCAATTGTTGCGTGATACTCGTGATACCAGGGACAAAGAGAAAGCACAAACAAAAATCAAAAAACTCATCAAGTCACGATATAGACTATTTACATATGATTCATTTGCCAGTTTTATAGAAACAGAATATATACAAAAGAACAGGATCGTAAAAGATAAAGTTATTATAGTTGATGAGGCTCATAATATTCGGACCATGGCTTCTGGTAATGGAAATACCAATGATACCACTTTGACAGGGGCAACCGTAAGTGGAGAAAAGCGGGTATATACAGCTTTGACAACAACACTTGAAAAAGGTGTTAATAACAGACTAGTCCTACTTTCTGCTACACCTATGTATAATAAACCAGAAGATATATATGATCTATTATATTTATTATTATTAAATGATAAAAGAACAATTCCACAGCCATTTCCATCTTTTTTTAATGACAAAGGTGTCATAAATCCAAAGGCTGTTGGGATTATAAGACAATTAGCAGGCAACTATATTTCATATCTAAAAGGCAAAAATCCATTTACATTTGCTTTGAAACTTTCTCCTAAATATTCACCAAATATCAAGTTCTTGACAAATGAATTTGATAAAGATTCTAATGGTAAAAAAATACAACCGCAGTATAAAAATTGGCTATCTAAAGTAGAAGAAGGAATAGTAATAAGCAAATTAGGCTCTAAACAATCTGAGTATATTTCCAGACATATTGAAAATGATGATAACAATGTATTCAATAATTTGCAACCCATGAACATAGTATATCAAGACTGCGTAGGAGAAAAAGGGTTTAATACATTTTATACAAGACATTCTGATAACAAAGGGAGCTTGTATGTCAAATATAACAGAAACTATGTAAATGCAATGTATCCAGATGAAGAACATCTTGGTAAATATTCAGGCAAATTTTTGAACATCTGTAACATCCTTAAAAACACCAAAGGAGTCGTTGTAATTTATTCAGGTTATATATGGTCTGGAATTATACCTATGGCATGTGCCTTAGAACATATGGGCTTCCAACGCGAAGGCACAAATAATATTATACAGAATCCTGAAATTATTCCTGATGCACCCAAGTATGGTTTTGCACGCCATCCAAAATATTGTATTTTATCAAGTGACAATAGTGATGTCATGGGATCATCTTCAATTGATAATTTGCTCAAGATTATCAATAGCCCTAAAAATATTGACGGGTCCCAAATAAAGGTAATTCTTATTACACCGGTTGCAGGTGAAGGTCTTAGTTTTTTTAACATAAGAGAAATGCATTTATTAGAACCATGGTTTCATTTTAATAGAGTTACTCAAATTATAGGCAGAGGTATTCGAAATTGTCGTCATCAACACTTGCCACTAGAAGAGCGTAATGTCACTGTATTTATGCATGCAAGTTATGATAATGATAAACAAGAAACAACTGATATTCATGCATTTAGAATAGCAGCCAATAAAATGATACAATCAGATGCAGTTGAAAAGCTCATCAGAGATAATGCAGTTGATTGTACATTAATGAAGAACATCAACTATTTCCCAAAAAGCTTATTTGAATTAGGAAAACTCAAGATACGGACATCACAAAATATCGCGATTGATCATGAATATGGCGATGATGCTTCGCTTGAACCACAGTGTAAAAATGTATCAGTTGATATGAAGAAATTGGACATCCGAAAAGAAACATATGCGCATTTTATTCCTGCCTTGCAAATTAAACTAAGGCGTGTTATATTGAATACAATACACCAAGGAGATCGTTATATCACATATGATGATATTATTGATGCAATAGGGTTTAATAAAGAGATAGTATATCAAAGCATAAATGCATCCATATATCCAAATACATTGATTGATGGCTATATCCTAATACCACATGAAAATGGATTACATATTATTAGTGTTCGACCCCAGGTAACACGGAAACTGCGAATCATACATAACAAAGAAGAAGAACAAAAGCCAGAAGTTCCCAAGAAATGCAATCAGGGCAAATTAGCATCTATATCAAAAAAAGAATTACATGATGCAACAGTAGCATTATATCTATATTTAGACTCTATCTGCTTTGAAGATATGGCAAAACAATTTATTCAAAGCAATGAATTGTCAGAAACGGATGAAGCTATTGCAAAACTTTTATATGCCCAAGGTGCTCTTATAGCCAAATCTGAATTGCGGTCAATCAGGGATCATATGTCATCTAGCAAATATATAGGATATGTAAATATCTTCAATCAGAAGTTTGAACCAATAGTATATGTCAATGGAAAATATAGGGATTTAATAGAACGCGAAGAAGCTGAGTTAATTGGAAGAAGACGACAAGTAGTACGACCAACAAGTATGGCTCAAGAAAATGCAGCATGGGGCATGATAGTGCCTATACTGAATAAAAAAACCAATACATATTCAAATGTCTTCAAACTTCTTACAGCTGGCAGCAGCGCTGGCCTCAAAACAGGCATTGTCTGCACTTCATTACAAAAAGGAGCACAAGATACTATTCTCCGACAAATAGGCATACCAAATGATTCTAACGCAACTAAAGTTGATACCTGCAACTATATTGCATCAGAATTATTAAAAATAAATAGAATGACTTTGTATCCTGAATATAAACCAATTTAAATGGTCAATGTATCTGACTCTTTTTCGGGATAGAATGATACATCTTTATTTAGATATATAAATTTGACATCAAACAAGAATGATAAGAATAGGACCAGTGATTTATTCCATTTGTTTTCTGTAAGTCCTTTCATAATTTCTGAAGTTTTCTTGACACCAAATGTTTTGTTGAATTCTTTTTTTGATATGAATTTGATTAATTCTGATCTTATATGTTCAATATCTACACATTCGGCTCTTTGCATAATGAATTCATCTGGAGTTAGTTTTTGTGGCTTTGTTTTAGAAGTTTTTGAAGACTTTGAAGACTGTTTTGTGGTTTTGTTTGGTTCTTCTGCATGTTCTTTTTCAGCTAAGACATCTTGTTTTATACATTGCTGAACTTCAACAAATGATTTTCGATTATTCGTTTTATCATCATGATGATTGATTTTATATGGATCATGTTGAATAAATTTGGCATATGTAGCCGGTCTTTCAGAATATTGCCAGATTCGCTTTGATTCATCAGGGTTGGAAGGCAATATAGAAAGAATATCCATGGTGTATATCATATGTGATATAGTCTTATAATCATTTTTTTATAAAACATATTCTTCATGATTCAAAACATTGTTAATATTATTTGAGACATAGGCATTGTGTTTCAAATATTTCTTTTTCAACAAATAAAATTTCATACTAGATGATATTTTTGATTGTTTTACAGTGTTTATGCTCACATTAGATGTATTAGAATATACCAGACTATTTTTTTCATCTGATTTTTCTCTGTTAATCATAGAATCATTGATCATATTCTTCATGATCTCATATTTGTTGATTTCTGTCTGTGATGTGAGGCAAAAAGAAATGTAATCATGAATTTGTTTGAGTATGCCAGGATCAACCCAGTTTAAATTGACAAAAATACCATTATTATTCTGAGTATATGTACTGTTGTTTTTGTACAATATTTTGAAAATTTCGTCAATCTCTGTCTGACAGAGTTTGCTTATATTGCTCTGAATATATTTACATAATTCTACATTTGTTGTATCCATTATGATTATATTGCAGGTATTATTTATATACATTTAGGATTTATTCATCATCTACAATATCATCAAATCCACCATCTTCAATTTCATCACCAATACCATGACCAAGTTCATCTAAGTCGTTTCCCTCCATTTCTGTATCATTGTCTTCGTCATCTTCTTCATCATCCTCATCTTCTCCTACACCACCGCCTTCAACATCATCTTCATCATCAACATCGTCTTCATCACCAAGCATTTCAGATTGCTCTTCATCATCTTCTTCTTCCAGGTCATCAGCTATAATATTATCGATATCATCAATCTTGTCATCATCTAAACCATCTGGATCATCTGCAAGATCATTAATATTATTTTTGATGTTAGGGGCCTTATCTTTGATCACTTTTCCAATAATTGAAATATATTTATCGAAAAGCAAGAATTTCTTACCACAGACCTCGATGTTAATTTCATCCCCAATATTAATAGTATCAATATTGACCTCTGACTGAATTCCTGCTGAAATTTTAGGGACAATAATTTGCAATATAGGAACATTATCATAGAATCCTTCTGCCATAAGGCCCATTGAATTCTTGGCTTTTACTCTACATTTGACGATAGACCCTTGTGCTGGATTGCAAATTTCTGCTACACACTGTAGATTAAATAGAATATTGCCATTAAAATGCGCTATATTTATTTGACCAACAGAACGTTTGATGATCTTGATACTGTTTTTTTTGATATACCCATGCTTTGAACACATATTTTCTAGATTATTTTTGAGTTTTGTATAGATAATTTCTTCAAGATTAGGTCCCAATTCATTCGGTTTGAGCTGAACAGATGTGTTAAATTTAATGGGAATAAACATATCAACAGAAGAAGATGCCATTGTAGCTGATTGCTGATTATTTCTACTTATATATCATTTTTTTATATATGCTCTAAAATTAAAAAATGACATAAATATTATATATATATTATAGATAACATTATGGAACTTAGCAGAGATTTGCCAATTTTCAGTATCATTCAGAACCACCTGGACCTTCTGAATGCAAATGAAACATTTGAATTGGAAATAAATATATTGAAAAAAGAAGGGCATTTTAGTGAGTCTGATTTTAACAACTTTACAAATGTTTTCAGATCACTTTCAGAATATACTGAAATGATTACACCAGAGTGTCTCGATGTCACTACTGAATCTGATTGCATGCAGATCACAGGAATGCCCTATATTTTACAATACTGCAAATCTGATGTGTATGACAAGAACAAGACTGTGTGTTACAAGACCAAAACAATCGCAACTGATACTATCTCGGACTTATTTGATCTGAATATCTGTTTCACACTTACCAGTAAAACTCCATCAATCCCTCCAGATAATTGGGATGATATGAGGAAATCCTTCAATATTCACAAGGATATTAAATATCTCAACAAGGATTCTGTTACATATATTACCAGTCTCAATAAGACATCTACTGATGAAAATTACACATTAAAGCAATCAAATGCCATGAAAGCTCAGCAAAACTATGGTTTCAAAATAGTTCTTCAAGCAGAAAAGAATTATAAAGATACTGATGTCTTAAATGCTATAGTAAGAGGCATGCAGGCTATTTCATTATCTTCTATGATGCTTACTAAAAGCCAACAGCGGGCTGTGTTGGATGAATATTACAAACTTGTCAAGGACGACATAGAGGTCAGTTCTTATAATAGAAATGCCACAGACCCACCCCTATTGACGCCCAAACCAGTGACACTTGAACGTATCAATATGATAGATCCCAAAGAATATGGTGCAGTCAGTATCTTATCAGAATATACTGTGACGGAAAAAGCAGATGGGGAGAGAATCTTAATGTATTGTAATAGCCAAGGAAAGGTATATTTGATCAATAATACATATACTGTAGAAGATACTGGTCTTACTGTCAGCCAAGCTGGTTATAATTCCATAATTGATGGTGAATATATCATCTGTAACAAGCGAAAAGATGACACGAAGAAGAATTTATATGCTGCATTTGATATTTACTATCTTGGTGGTAAGAATATAACAGCTTTACCTCTGATTGACAGCAACAAAGAATCGCGTTATAAATATTTGCAACAGTTTGAGAAGCTTGTTGGAGGCAATGGGATGAATTTTATTGTAAAAGAACATAAATACTCAGATAACATTCTGGATGATGCAAATAATATCTTGAGCAATACCAGGCGATATCCATATGATATAGATGGTCTTATCTTCACTCCTGCTAAACTTGCATTATACTCATATTATACAAACACACCAGTAAAGCTTACAGACAATGTAAAATGGGACAGAGTATTTAAATGGAAGCCAGATGACCAAAATACGATTG